CAAAGGCCGGCAGCCGCGCAAGGTCATGCGCCGGCCGTCACCCGGCGACAGTTCCGCCGTCTCGACCGTCGCCGGCATCACCGCGCCGTTGAAGGCGCCCGCCCTGTGCGCCGTGTCGAAGCCGAACAGCAGCAGCGACGTGACGCCCGTCCAGTAGCTGCTGTCGAGCGAGAAGGGCAGCGTCTCCAGCGTGCCGAAGGCGTCGAGCTGTTCCAGCGTCCGGCTTTGCTGCGCCACCCCCGAATACACGAGCTCGCAGGCCTGCAGCGCGCGCGACCACCGGGCGGTGCGCCAGTTGTAGATCAGGAGCCGATTGGGCGTGCCCGCGCTGCCGTTGGCGGGATAGGCGAAGATATAGAGGCCGCGCACCGGATCGATCGCGGCCGAGGCGCGGAAGGCATTGGTCTCGTCGAACTCGCGCCACAAGGTGCGGTCGACCTTGCCGCGGCCGATCGGCGTCACCTGCTGGCCGCCCTCGATCATGTAGAAGCCCGACTTGTGCAGGAAGAACGCGAGATCGGCGACGCCCGCGACGCTGTTGGGAATGCTGGCGCCGAGGTCCCTCGCGATCTTGTCGATGCGGAAGACGACGGGCGAGCCTTCGTAGGTCATGCGCCGGATCGCGGCTTCCTGGAAGATCAGCCCGTACTCGCCGCCCACCAGGCCGGTGATGTCGCCGCCGTCGGGCTCGTCGTTGAAATCGGCCTGCGTCGCGGGATCGCTGCCCCAGCTCTCGCAGTCGTCGATCGCCGACCACTGCACGCGCTGGCGCGCTGCGCCGATCTTGGCCATCACCAGGAAATCGCCGACATTGGCGATGAAGCTGCCGACCGGCGGCGCGCCGCCCAGCGCCGTCCAGTTGGTGCCGGCGGCGAGATCGAACTTCTGCGGCGCGTCGACGCCGTTCACCGCGACGGCGAGCGGGCCGAACTGCTCGAACCGCCAGGTGCCGTCGCCGCCCGGCGCATAGGCGCCGCCCGCCGTGCGACTCGCGTCGTTCCAGGTCGAGCCGTCGAGGCGATAGAGCTTCGTCGCGTCGCCCGCGAACATCTTCTGCGTGCCGTCGGGACAGCGGAACCAGGCGGCGCCCTGGGCGCGCGCACCGAGCGCATTGGTCGCGGTCGCGAGCGCGTTGAACGGCGTGTAGCTCTCCTCGGCCGGCACCACGTTCAGCGCCTCGCGCGCCCACTGGCCGAGATCGGGCATGTCGGGCCGCCATTCGGCGAAGGGAATCGCGGCCATCAGGGCGTCCTCGCGCGAAGCTTCATGCGGACGTTCTGCGCCGAGGCGAGCACGCGCTGGCGGCGGACGTTCAGGCCGGCCACGTCGGCCGCGTAGAGCATGGCGTAGTTTCTTGCGCCGTCCGGATCCTGGGTGAAGATCGCGGCCTCGAGCAGGCAGCCGTTGAGATAGACGCCGGGTGCGTTGGCGAGGATCCAGTTCGTCGGGTTGGCGCCGGAGGGTGTCGGCAGCATGCCGTACCAGCGCAAGGTCGCCGTGCACGCGTCGCTGCCGGGATCGGGCCACAGGCGAAAGCCGGTGCCCGAGACCGCGATCATCCGGGGCGCGGCGCTTGCATACGGGCTCATGCTGTCGATGATGCTTTCCTCGACGATCTGCAGCGGCTGCGGCGGGCACGACGTGCCGTTCAGCGTCGCCTCGACGAGCTCGAGGAAGCCTTGGGGCTGAGCCACGCCCTGGGCGAGCGCAAAATCCGCCTTCGACTGGTACATCTCCGGAATACGCACCGCCTCGTGCTCGGGAATGCCGAGTGCCTCGAGCGCGGGCTTGCCGAAATACATCCGCGCCTCGCAGAGCGCGAGGAAGTCGTCGGCGCGCGCGGCAAGCTCCGCATCGCCGTCGCGCGCCAGCCATGCCGCGAGCGCAGACTGCAGGCCGGCATAGGTCGTGATCTGGACAGCCATCAGTGTACCCTCTTCATTGCCAACACGATTCCTCCTCAGAGGAGCGCGCCATCCCGGTGGCGCCCACGGTCATGCGGACCGCGCGCATCTTTCACGCTACATGTGAATGCGCCGAATGAGCGGGCTGGAAGCCCGCGGTCCAAAGGAGCGGCACTTCAGTGCCGCACTCCGATGAATCGGCATCAGTACCGGTGATCCTCATCACAGCACTGAGCTGTCGGTGCGCAGCCAGCGCCAGTCGGGGTCGTTCAGCCTGGCGTCGATGCGGCGCTGCATCTCCGGGTCGGGCGACCAGAAGTCGATGCCCTCCTCGTCGAACCACTTCTGGACGAAGATCGCGGGCACGCGTGCCACCAGGCGCAGCTCGCGGCTCGCACTGCGCGGATCGCAATGGGTCTGCGCCGCGCGGTTGGCGTCGAGGATGGGCTGCACGTCCTGCACCGTCTCGTGCGCCCAGCCGCCGTCGTGCAGGCGATGGAACAGCTTTGCCATGCGCGCCTCGGGATCGAGGAACAGCATCGCCGAATGCCGAGGCATGTCAGTCCTCCGTCCGTTCGGCCGGCACCTCGATCGCCTGGTCGCGGTCGATCAGGAAGTCGGCGAGCGCCGCATGCACCTCGTACCTGACCCGCTTGCCGTCGACCTTGGCGGAATAGCGCGCGGTATCGGTCGCGGTCTGCCAGTCGGGCGCGAGCGGATCCGCGGGCAGGTGGACGTGATCGACGGTGAGGCAGATCGTGCGGGTCGCGGGGTCGGCTTTGCGGGCCATGGCTTCTCCTGTCGTGAAAGGAAAGGCGGGGCGGACGAACCGCCCCGCCAGGATCGACGTCAGCTCAGGTCGGCGATCACGAAGTGCGCGGCCTCGTTGGAGACCTGCAGGGTGGCCTCGCCGATGATGTGGAACTTGCGCGCATCGCCGGTGCGCGCGAGCTCGACGCGCTTGAACTTGCGCAGCCACAGCACCTTGGCCATCGCGGGATCGACGCCCACGGCGTCGCGCGTGCTCATGTAGCGGTCGGCGGCGATGGTGAAAGTGCCGAAGTCGCTGACATAGCGGTCGACGGCGCCGATCACGGTCGCGAGCTTGCCCTTCGCCTCCTGGTACTGGGTGGCGATGCCGGTGAAACCCGACGCCACCTGCTTCTCGTTGCCATTGACGATGATCAGCGTCGGCCGCCCGCCGTTGGTCCAGGTGCTCTGGATGCCGGCCTTCAGCAGCGCCTCGGTGAAGGCGCGCTGCGTGCCGTTGGTGGCGGCGACGGTGTTGCCGCTCGAAAAGCCGCCCGAGCTGCCGCCGCTGCCGCGCGAGGCGTTGGTGGCGAGCCAGGAGAGCAGGCCGCCCATCTTGCGCGGCGTCGTGCCCGGCGTCTCGGCGACCGACGCCTGGTTCAGGAGCAGCGTGGTCTCGAGATCCATCCTGATCTGGCGGCCCTGCTTCATGGTCTGCAGCCCGATCTCCGAATTGCGGCCGGCGCTGTCGACGGCCTCGTCGGTCTCCGAGATGGTGAACGACTTCTTCAGGATCTGCGTGCGGTTGCCGACGCGCACGGTCGGCGTCACCGCGACGGCGGCGGTGTCGTCGCCCTCGTAGTTGAAGTTGGCGGCCGAGCCGTTGCCGAGCGAATCGGTCTGCCACTCGCTGTAGGTGTTTTTCGCCGTGCCCGAGCCGATCGCCGATTGGAACGGGAACTCGTCCTTGTTGAGCAGGAAGATCTTGTCGTGCAGATCCTCGCGGACGCCGACGGCGGCGCCGGTGGTGAAGGTGTTGGTCGGTGCAGTCATGGTCAATAAGCCTCGGAGGGGTTGCGATCAGCCGAACAGCCGCGCGACATCGTCGTCGCTCAGCGCCTGGCCGGTGCGGAGCCGCTGCTCGGCTTGCCGTGTCGCCTCGCCCCTGGAGTGGCCCGGCGAGCTGCCGGGTCCCGGGGCGATGCGCCGCGGTGTCTGCGTCGCGGTGACGGCGGACCCGCCGGACGCGGAGGCGCTCCGCGTCCTGAGGGCCGCCTGTGCCTTGTCGTAGAGCATGGCCTTCAGCGCCACGCCGACGATGGAACTCTCGAAGGTGTTCTGGATGCGCTCGCGCGGCACGCCCTGCGCGGCGAGATAGCGGCCGAGCTCGTCATACGTCTGCTCCGCCTTGTCGGCGGCGAAGTGCTCGGGGTAGAGCCGCGCGAGCTTGTCGTACTCGGCCTGCCGCGTGCGATCGAGCACCTGCGCCGCGCGGCCGCGGGCTGCCTGCAATTCCTGCTGGTGCCGTTGCGCGGCCTGCTGGATCGCCGCGAACTCCGCGTCGCGCTGGGCGGAGAGGCGCACGAACTCGGCCGGGTTCTCGGCCGCGAGCTTGGGCCAGTCGTACTGGCCCCATCGGCCCTGGAAGGCTTGCGCCAGCCGGGGCGCCGCCTCGGTCAGCCATTGCGCCAGC